TCATCTTGGCTCTCCTGTATCGGTTGCACGACGGTTGCGGTAGATCCACCCGCCGGCCAGCAGGCCGGCCACCCCGACGTTCGAGATCACCTCGGCTGGCTGCGGGCTGATGTAGCCATACAGCGGTCCGGTGATCACCCCAAATGCGCCCACCGCCGAGATGACGTACCACGCGCGCACCAGGTGATTGCTGCGATGGTTCATTCGGTTCAGCGCGAAGACGCAATGAAGGAAGAGCGCGAGGCTGGCGATGAAGTTGACGACCAGCAGATAATTGGTAGCGAGCAGGATCTTGGTCATTTGGATGGCTCCTGGTTGATGTTGCCCCCTCCGAATTTCGTACGCATCCAGCCCAGCCCCAGCGGGATCACCGTTTGGGAGCTAGCCCCGATCAGAAAGCCGCTGCAGAGCCGGGTGGCCTCCGAGTACTTCCCGGACCAAGCGAACACGTCGGACTGGATAGCCCAGGCGTGCAGCATGGGGCCGACGTAGCCGCCCATGAGCGCGCTGGTAATCAGGATCATCACCGCACGTGGGCGGGATACCGGGGGCAGGCTGGAGAGCATCGCCAGGCCACCGGCCAGCCCTGCCAGCAGCATTTCGTACTGCAGTCCCAGGAATGACCCTGTAATGGTGATGGTGCCGACGGCAAATGCCCCCGAGCCGGCCCCGATCACTGCCCCTGTTGTTGGTTCTGGCATGTATGTCCCCGATGGATAAAAAATAGCCGCCCTTGGGCGGCTGTGTGATGTGTGCAGACGTCTGCACTACTCTGCTGCAGCGAGATCCTCCGGAGTGGCCACGGTGAAGTTTGTCGGCAGCGGAGAGCGGGTGAATGCTGTTCCGTCCCACAACGTCACATACAGAGGCGCATCGAAGTCGTCAGCCACCTCCACACCGACACCGCCGGCAATCTCTTCCAGGAAGCCAATCGCGATCAGGCGTTTGGTGGTTTCATCGTAAAAGGCCTTTTTCATTTAGACATCTCCATTCGATACGGTGAATCCGACTCCCTGAAGCAGGCTAGAAACTGCAGAGAGGTTGCCAGCACCGCTGGTCAAGGTAAGGGCACAGACAAGCTGCTGCCCGACGTTCGGAAACACACACTCCTCGGTGTAGTAGGACGTGTCGAGTGCCTGAGCGCACCCCATGTCGATATCCTTGCCTGCGAACGCAGCCAAGAAACGCCACGACGCGGTCGCGGTACCCCCTCCCGCCGAATTGGACGATAGATAGGACTTAATCCGCGTCACACCCAGCTGCGCCCAGGCCGGCCAGGCAAGAGAGCAGTTGGCAACAACCTCAGTCCCGCTGGTATTCCCAACTGTCAAAATCGACTGCCATGACGCCTCGAAATTGCGCGAACCACGCATCGCGCAACGACGAATAGCCGTACCAGTCCAGTAGACGCTGTGACCAAATACCCAGCTCACGTAGGCTCCGAACATATTGGGCCCTGCAGTAGGAGCATTGGCGCTCCACACTGCCGTCTCGTTGCCTGCGGCGTCGATCAGGAAGAACAGGTTCAGCCACCCTGCTGCGAAAGCGCCAGCCTGGTCACGTCCGCCAGCGACAGGGCCGGCCAGCGCGGCGTCAACCGAGATCGTCGCAGCGCTGCGCGAAATGATCGTATCGCCGGTACCGGGAATTCGGTAGATACGCTGTGCACACGTGAAGTCATACTTGGTGGCTGGCACCGCCGCATTGCGGTCGCCGCGCAGGCCACGCACGCCCGAAACTGCCGGAGCGCGACCGACAAGCTTTTTGATGGCCAGCAGCAACTGATTAGAAACAATCTCGCTCGGGACGATGCCTGCCTCAATAATTACTGCCAACAGTTCGTCGGTCGTCAGATTCCCCCAGGCAGCCGGGATCAACGATCCTTGCTGCCCGGTCTGCTCATCTTCATCCACGAACTTGCCATTGACCAGGCCAACACCTGAAACACTTTTCGGAAAATCCATTCTCGTTCCTTTATTCGTATTCGAAAAGCACCACCGTGAACGGCGGTGCCCAGCGCTTGATTACGCACTCCACAGCCTCATTCGGGTTCGAACCGAAGCGCTCGCCCCAAACGGCAATGCCGAAGCGTCGGCCACCTGCATGCCGGCGACCCAATTTGATCGTCCAGATAAATTGCGCGGCCCAGGTTCCGAATCGGGCTTTACCAAAGCGCGACCGGCCGAACCGAGGCGCGCGCCACTCAACGGCAGTTGCATCGGGATAGCCTAGCTCCCGCGCCAGGCCCACGAAGTAAGCCAGGCTCTGCCCCCCTTGAGCCAAATGCCGGCGCAGGACGGCCGCCTTACGCTGGTCAAAGCTTGGATCGTCAGAAAGGCACTCATCGGGTAATCCCATGACCGCCTCCCAGTCGCTGACCAGCTCACGCATCGTGGGCGGAAACAGCTCTGCCAGAAGTGCATCTGCCCGCACGTCGATGCGCGCGAACTCGGGCGCAAGGCCTTGCAGAACCTGATCTACTTCCCCGCCGTAAAACTCTCGATCCCACGCAGGGCCGGGCGGCAGCAACTGGCGCATCTGTTCCAGATAGTCCGCTTCGGTCATAGCCATGCGATGTCTCCGAAGGTGGCGATCTCATTGGGCAGCACCGTGACGTTTTCCGCCGGCACCAGCATCTCGTGATCATCCTCGCCAGCGGCACCGCTGATGGCTTCATCCTGGTGGCTTCGTGGCAATGTCACACCCAGCGACGCCTCAGCCAGGATCAAAGCCTTCAACGCCACCCTCACCGCAGCACGTACCGGTCCCGTATCCGGCGTGAGCCTGATCTGGTAGACGATGGGCTTGGGCTTGGGCGCAAGCACGTAGAGCTCACCGGTGGCATGTCGCTTTTTGTCGATGTAGTCGAAGACGGCCGCACGAAAGCCTTCGTTCGGGAATGGATCTTCATCACCGTCGCACATGATAAACACGGCCACCGTGCCAGGACCGACCCAGTTCCGTCGCGTCCAGGCCCTGGTCACGCCGGGATATTCCAGCGCCCAGGTTTCATAGTCATCGGCAGAACCCCCTTGCGGGACGAGGCGATAGGTCCGCAGTACCGCTGCCCGCAACAGCTCCAGCGTTTCCTGGTTGACCCCACCGGTCATGCCCGCCGAGGTGATCACAGCCTCATCACTCACGCCCAGCACTGGAGACACCGCCGTGAGCTTCGTCCCACCATCGAGATTGCCGGCCGCTCCCGCGACCACAGCGCGGATCGGGACCGCCGTCACTCCGTTGATTACCGTATCTGCAGTCACGATGACCTGACTGCGATCTGGTGCCTGAAAAAGTGTCCCAGCGTCGACCGGCGCGCCCGTTTGTCCTTCGCACTCCATAAATCCAGTCGCGTAGGTCGCCGCACGGTAGCCACGACCGAGCCGCCATTGGGCGTAGCGCAGCAGCATGTCTTCGTCGCACTTGTCAGGCAGACTCTGCGCGGCGATGTAGTCCTGGTGCTGGTAGAGGCCGGCCGCCACACCGCTATGCACGCGCGAGAGCACTTCGGCGTCCGTCCGGCGAAGCGCTCCGGCAGAAGTAGCAGGGACCAGATCCGCCCTCACCCGCTTAATCAAGGCCACCAGGCCAGGAATGTTAAACGGCATTGATCACCCTCCAAAAATCATCGATCTCGATCTGCAGCGGCTCATCACCCAGCAGATCGATCACTGCATTCATCGTCACGCCGTCGGTACCGGTACGAGCAACCGTCACCGTGACCTTGCTGGCATGGCCATCAGAGACGCACCACGCCAGCGCCTCTTCACCAAATGCCACCGCATCACGAAGTGCGTCGTCCGTAATGGATCTGCGCTGCAGTAGCCACACACGCGAGCCGATCTTGTCATTGGCCACCGTGGGGTAACTATCGGCCCACCAGCCCAGCGGATCTGCGCCATCGTTCGGATCGGAAGGATCTGCTCTACGCCAGCTGAAAAGGCTGATGACGGCGGCCCGCCATAGAACGGCCCGGCGGTCATCCTCAGAAAGCGTCAGGATCATCCGCCACCTCCCGCCTTTGGCGAACTAGTAGGCGGACCATCGTGCTCCTGGTGGAAGTGCTTACTCAGCGGAACGTTGTCCACGATCACTTCCGGCATCTTCATCGGCCCCGTCGATTCTGCTGTCCCCGAGGCGGCGAGCTCGAAGTCACGGGTGGCGATGCTGACGGCATCCTCTGCGATCACCTCGTAGCGCTTCGCCTTGACCCGATAGACATCGCACTCGACTTCGATGATGCGGCCCTCTTTCATCAGGATGCGGGCACCTTCGTGCGTATAGATGGCCACCTCGCCGGCCTTCAGGTCGGTCGGCCGGTAGCGCTTGTCGCTCGGCATGATGACGGCCGCATGAGAGCGATCGCCGTCAAAGAACAGCGCCAAGCCGCCCGCGCCAGAAAGAGGAATGGATGTGATGCCGTACTGCTCGAACAGCTCCACATCGTCCTTGCTCTCCCCGTCGAGGATGCTGACTTGCACGCGCTGGCGGCGCTGGCCAGGCTTGGTCAGCGCCACCGTACATCTGGCGATTGGACTGTCGTTGCTCATGAATTCCTTTCCCAGTCCGCAGGCAGCAGATATTCGAAGCCATCTTTCGATTTCTTTAATTTCATGCGCTTGCGTTTGTCATTTGGTTCTGGCTCGAAGCCATCCGGCGGCGCGACCTTCAGTACCGCTGTTGTGCCGGCAGAGCGGGACCGCTTGTAGCTAACTTCCGAAATCAGCATGTCGCGGTCAAAGCCGATAATCCAGTCGACCACGCGCACCACCATATTCGGCCGCCACAATGCGCCGTTGGACTGATGCCAGCCTTGGACGGTATAGGTGGCTTCGAGCGCACGGCTGATCCGACTCTCCCGCTCCCAGTCGGCCCGCCATTGGGCCAGTTCCTTGGTAATCTGCCCGGACTCCCGAATCACCAGCCGGCGATGCCGAGAAACCCGCGTATCCACAGACGAGGCTGCAACCTGTGCGCTGTTCTCTTCATCGTCGTCGTCATCGCTTCCGGACTGCTGCCCCTTGGCCACGTATTCGGAGAACACGTTGGAGAAGTCGAGATCCGACTCGCCGGACAAAATGTTCTCGCCGTGAGCCAGTCGATCATGCGCGCGCCCAGCACTCCCAGGCCTGACCATCACCATGCGGCCTCGACCGTCATCCATCGCCAGCAGCCGCGACAGGGTCAGCAACCGGTCCAGCGATTCGAATACTGTCTCGCCAGGCTTCACCGTATGATCCTTGACCATCGTGCGGTCACCTGCCTCATTGACCACAGTGACGCCATAGGGCTTCACCAGCGCGCGGGCGATGTTCTCGATAGTTTGATTACGCCACTGGCCGGGCTTGTCGTCCGGGCAGCAGTCCACCAGATCCGCCGTGAGCGAGCGGCCCTTGATTGAGAGGGAGAGCGATTTCGCGTCGTGCCGTACTGGTGTGCCAAAGACGTAGCCGGTCAGCACCAATTCACCATCGATGCGCACCTCGCACCGGTCACCTTGACGAATACGCACGTCGCCGCCCTGGTTACCAGGCCAATCCCATGTCACCGTCAGAGTAAAATCCCGCGCCAGGCGCAGCACGCCTGCCCCAATGTCCACATCCATCCAGCCAGAGTAGTCTTGCCCGTTGACAGTCAACGTCACGATTCCACGATCCGCCATCACGACCTCGCCACTTGCAACTTGACCGCCGGCACGAAGCCGGCATGTCGAATTCGGTTCCGGGACACGATCTCGGTACCACGCGATGCGTCCCCGTAAAGGCGATAGGCCAGCACCAGCGCCGGCACCGTCGCAGCAGGCACCTCGGTCCGCAGCCTGACGCCGGCACGCGCCACAGCCGAGAGGTGCGCATTCACGGCCTGCCGCGCTGCATCGAGCGCGTCATAGTGTCTCAAGGCTGAATACAGAGCGTACTGAAACACTGCTTCGGCCAAGTCATCCCTCGCGGCTGCGATATCATCAGCGACCGGCACCTCTGCTGGCGTGGTCACGGTGGCCGCCTGCATATCCAAACTGGGCGTAGCGCTCGCCGTGACAGCCGGTGCCGGGATCGGAACAGCCGCAGCATCGAGCATGCCGTTATAGGTCGCAGCATCTTGCATCAAGCCCACCAGGGCGCTCTGCACACCCTGTGCATCCTGCCCGCCGGAGACCGGGGCCTGAGCGAGCGCGGTGATCGCCGCGCCACTGCTCGACACCGAGCTACTGGAACTGCCGAAACTACTAAACGGCCGCTCCAAATCTGCCAGCGCCGAGAAGACCGTCGCTCCAAAGGAAGACGGAGCGTTCATTAGGGAATCGACCATGGCAGAGGTGGAAGAGAACAGCGAAGACAACGGCTTGATGTAGTTATTGACCGCTCCGTACACGGCCGCCACGTTCGCCTGGATGGCCGCCACCTTCACCCTGGCCATGTTCACCGCCGCCATCGCTTCGGAGAAGCGGCTAAGTGCAGAATCCTTGACTGACTTTGCAGACGTCTGCACCTGCTGCGCGGTGTTGGCCGTCGCGATCGGGAAACCGAGTTCACCCGCTTCGACAAAGACCAGCTCGAAGCGCACCACGCCGCCCTCGTCCCAGCTATGGCTCGCCGTACAGTCGCTAGTGGCCGTCACCTTCATTCGCCCGTACCAAGGGTGGATGAGCTCCCCCTCGCCTGGCTTGTCCAGTGCGGCCAGCAGGGCGTCGCGCTCGTCCAGACAAGCTGGGCCGATCACAAAGGCAACAAAGCGGATGGTCCGCGTCTTGCGCCCCATATCCTCCACGCGGGGCTTGTCCTTGCCTGGATACTCGAACACTACAACATCCCGGCCGACCGGCGAGGTCTCCGTATTGACACGGAATGGGACGCCTCGAAAGGAGGCCGGCTTGAGCCGCTTTTTCCAATCACTCATTAGTTCCGTCCCAATGTTCTATAACCAACCTTCGGCGTGATGTTCAGCCCAGGCTGGTTGGACTGGCCGCTGTCAACGCGCATGCCCGCTGGCGCATCCTCGAACCGCACGACCATCTCACCTTTCATGTTCGCAGTCGCGCCAGCACGACCTGCACCGGCAATGAGCTGCTGCCGCCATCCTGCGGGGCCGCCACCTGCGAGCGAAGGTGTATCGCCGGAGCCAGGCCCGTCGCCCGCAGCCGTCACTCTCGGGAAAACACCTGGCGCACCAGAGGAAGCCGCACCACCAGGACCACCGGCCACGACCGGCACCTTGCGACTGAACACGAAATTGAAGCCGTCGATCAGCGGCTGCACATAGGGGCGGATGCGATCCCACATGTTCCGGAACCAATCAACGATAGGCTCCCAGTTCTTGATGATCATGCCCAGGGGTGTGAAGCCGAACACCGTCTTGATGAATTCCCATCCAGCAGCGAAGCCCGATTTGACGACATCCCACATCTGACTGAAGAACGGCCCAATCGACCGCCAATTGGCAATCAGGAAGCCGGCCGCCAAAGCGATGAGACGCACGGCGATGCCGATAGGAGTCAGGTTCGAGACAGCCAGGAATAGCTTCGTTGCCAGCGTCGCACCCAGCACGGCGATCCGGAGACCGACGAAACCAATCGCGGCCCCTACCAGCCCTTTGATCAACCATGGATTAGCCGCGGCCATCGAGGCGATCCCATCTGTGATCGGGCCGGCAACCGCCAGCAAGCTATTGAGCGGTGGCAGCATCACGTTGCCGACGTTGATACCAAGCGCAATCACCCGATTGGTGAACAGCTGGATGTTGTTCGCCGTGGTCGCTGCACGCGCCGCATACTCCTGATTCATGGAGTTGGCGAACTTGGTGGAGTCGGTAACCTTGTCCAGGTTCTCCTTCAGCTTGTCCAAGTTCGTCAGCATCGGCGCAATCGCCTCAATCGACTCCCGGCCGAAAAGCTGCTGCAGCACGGATGCCTGCTTCGGCTTGTCGACTTTGCTCACCGCCGTCAGCACCCGCAGCATCGTGCCCTGAGCGTCCTTCTGCATATCGACGGCCAGCTTCTTGGCATCGAGCCGCAATGCCTTGAAGGTCTGTTGCTGTTGCTTCGTGGCCGAGGCCCCGGCCGTCAAGGTCAGGAAGAAGTTCTTCATGCCCGTGGCTGCGACATCCTCCTGGATGCCAACACCGGCCAGGGTGGCCCCCATGGCGGCGATCTGTCCCGAGGCCAGGCCCGCCACCTCGGCCAGAGGACCGATGCGCGTCACGATGGCCGAGATCTGCTTGGCCTTCGCCGGCCCGGTGTTGCCGAGATAGTTGATCTTGTCGGACAGCGCGACCACCTCATCCTGCGTCATCCGGAAGGAGGTGCGCCACTTCGCCATCATCTCGCCGGCTTCGGTGGCGGTCTGATCAAAGGCCACGCCCATCTTGACCGCATCCTCGGCGAAGCGCGGTAGCTCACTACGATCAAAGCCAGCCTGCCCACCGGCCGCCACGATGGCTGCGATATCCTTCGCGGCCATCGGCAGCCGCCGCGACATCTGCAGCACCTCCTGGTTCATCTGTTTGAACTGGGCCGGCGTATCGAAGTTGACCACCTTTTTGACGTCGGCCATCGCCGATTCAAAGTCGATAGCCGACTTCGTAGCCGCGATCATGGTGGCGGCGAAGGCCCCACCCTGCACCAGCTCGCCGAGCGAAATCTTCTCGCCCAGGCTGCTCGATGTCAGCTGCTTCCGAAATGATGCGACGTTCTTCCGAATGCCGGCCAGCGTCGGAGAGAGCTTGTCGACGCCTGTAATCAGCGCCTTCAACTGAAATTTATCTGCCATCCCTATCTCTCATTTGCTCAATACGCCAGGCCTGAGATCGATGTTCCATCAGCTGGGAGATCGTTCGCTCCAACTCGATCTCAGGATCGACCTGCCAGAACCACGCGCACTCGTAAGCGATATCGATCAGCTCGCTTGCGTCTCGGAAGTCCCACCCAAGAAAAAACCTGCGATGGCCCAGTACAGGGAGTTGATCTCGCGTGCCGACAGTTCGTCGAGCGACTCCTGATCCTTGCCGGAGCAGTGCACCAGGTACTTGGAGGCAGCGTCCGTGTTGATGGTCATGGAACCGTCCGGGGAGACCCAATAGGGCAAGGCCTTAACCTCCCGCGTGAACTTGCCGCCCGGTTCCTTCAGATCGAACGGCAGCTGCACCTCTTCCTCGCTCTCCTGGCCGAGGAAGAAGCCCACGACTTCCCAGTACAGCTGGTTGCGGTCCACTGCCGCCAACTGGTCGACCGAGGATTGGGGAATCGCTGCGCAGGCCACCAACAGCCGGGACGCCGCCTCGGTGTTGATCGCCATGGCGTTGTCGCCGGCCATCCAGTACGGCAAGGCGCGGGCTGCACGAATCTGCTGCCCGGTCGGCGACTTCAGGGTGATTTCAGTGAGCTGCTGGCCATGGGCCATGATGTGCTTGGAGAGCTTCATTGCCAGGTTCCCTTGATGCCATGGAATTCGAGGCCGGCCTTTGCGTCGTCGCCGGAGGTGGTCGGGTCGCCAACGAGATAAGCACCGGTCAGCACGTAGGTCTTGCCGTTCTTGAATTCGCAGGTCACCGTCATGTTCGTGCCCTCGGCCAGCTTGGCGCGCGGGAAGTTCGGCGTATCGACCGCATCGCACTTGATGTACGGCGTGCGCTCCTTTTCCGAGAAGTAGCCCGGCACCACCGTCTCGCGCGTGGTATCCGTGAGCGGGGCCTCGCAGCCGCCGCTGACCACGAGCTGGTCACCGTCGACCTTGATGTAGCAATCGCCTGCTGTTTTTTGTCCCATAGGATTCTCCAAATGAAGCGGCCCGGACTAGCCGGGCCGATAAGGGTTGATCGAGGATGCTTACGCCGTTTCCGCGTACTGCAGGCGGAATTGGTTGAGCAGCGCGAAGATCCGCAGCTGGTTCACGTAGTCGGGCGGGAACAGCACGTTGAGGCGATTCGGATTGTTCGTATCGCGCTCCACGATCAGATA